CTCAAGTAAAGTCGTTGCTGTCAATGCCCCTCTCCCTAAGGAGAAGGCAAACACAAGCAACTCCGGCGATAGCTCGCCATTTGAGCCATTGAGTTCCTCATCCGATTCAGTAATCATCGAAATGGATGACCACGAGGTCATTCAAATTGGTGGTCCCGACGCTGATCCCCCTGCATTACAAAGGGAGAAGTTGGCGTTGGCAGTAAAGGAAGTTCGGAAGTCGGAGGATGCGTACAGCAACCCCGATGAAACGTACAACTTTCGGTACAAGCGTCAGGCTAGAGTACCTGTGTGTTTACACAGAGACGTCCCAGAAGCATTTAGGGACGACAACTTTCAGGCCTTCCTTGAATTCACGGGGCTGACTTTGATCGGACCCATGATCAATATTCTATCTCTCATCTTATTTATTTTGAGTCTCTTTGGCCTCGAGCCCATTTACCTTTTCATCACCATAGCTGTGCAGTTGGTCAAGTCCATTTTGATCAAATTTTTGGTTAGTAAGGTTGCCTACCCGATAACCAGAGCATCGGTGGAAAGGCTGGGCGCCATTTTCGTTTCGGACGAAATATGGAGCAAAGATACCCGGAGGAAAAAGATTTTCTCGTGGAGAACAATGGAACTGCTGACAATCGAAAAAGATCATCAGGAAGGATACGATGGAGCTATTATTGTGGGCCGAAAACTGGTTGACCATGCTGTCGCGTCATGCGAAGCAAGGAAAAGAACCTCCCACAAGATGCTGAAATCGTGCCTCAAGATACTTGGTTTCGACAGCAAGCCGTTCTTTTCCATGAAGAAGGAAACGATCGAGTACAGACACATCCACACTGATGATTCTGTAGAGGTAGATAGACGTGCAATTTCATTCAGCACGTCAGAAATTAAGGAGTATGACGCCGGCATGTCAGTCTTTCTGTTCATAAGAAAGGCAGGATTCGCCAAGTACCATAAGAATGTTTGGATCTCGCTAAAACTAGCAACGCAAATCCTGGCTATGCCCAAGATTATGGACGTTTCCTTGAGCTCCGAAGACCTTTATTCAAGAGTCGTGTTCGCCATCTCAAATTCAACGTATGTCAATGTACCGCAGGCAGCTGTACATGAGAAGAATGTGATTACCAACACAGTTGAGTATGTAGTCTGGGCCTGTCAAAGGCAAAGACAGAATGCTTACTGTAACGGATTTCCGGTTTCGAAAAAAGAACCGGCCACCTTCATTTGAAAAGGGCCACGA